AAGCTCACCGCTGGCGACCGTGACGAGGAATACGGCGACCCCAGGCGCAACATGACCTGTGCCGGCGAACTCAAGGCCACCATCCGCAAGTACATGGTTCGCGACATCACCCCTGCCGAACTGGAAGCCCTCGACATGGTGCTCACGAAGATGAGCCGCGTCGTCACCGGCCCGAAGGTCAAGGGTGACACCTATGTGGACGGGGCGGTGTATTTCTCGATAGCTGGTGAGATGGCCCTGAGAGCGTCCGAAGAGCCAAAGCCGATAGCTTCGGAAGAGGCTCCGAGCGCAGAACCTCCAAACGAGCGGCTACGAGAGATTTATCAGACCGGGCGGGCAATGCTCTCGCCGGTCTCGGAATAGGGTTCTTCCAAGTCGCCACAAAAAGCGGAGCCCTAATCTGAACCTTCGGTTCTCTATTTGTGGCTACCGGGAAGAGAAGAGCAAATTCCGGGCCAACCACGAACTGGACAGGCGGATCCTTCCGCCGCCTCTCCTCGCGCTCCGGGCTGACGCGCTTAAGCAGCCCCACCTCTAGCAATGCCTCGGTCGCCGTTCGGATCTCCGAATAGGTCAGGCCGCATTGCCGCTGGAACCGTTCGTCGGCTGCCAGCTCGATCCTGGGGACAGGAAACACCCTCCCCTCATATGGCCCGTGTTGACGCAAGAGCCACAGGCCCAGCCGGATGCAGTTTTCCCGGTTCCGACGATTTCCCAACCGACTACGCAACAAGGCTTCCGCCTTTTCATAGACAGACATTCGACCCTCTCGGGCCGCGACCAAAAGAGTACCGTTCACCGCTCATGCGGTGCTTGACTCGCTCAAATTGTCGGGGTTAAATCGCCTTGCAACAGATGATTTAGACCCCTCACGGGTGGAGCCTCGGAAGTTACCAGCTTCCGGGGCTTTTCTCTTTTAGCTCACGACTCTCTCTCCGCTGCGGATTGCAGCACCGGATATTAGGGCGGGCGAAAACCTTTCCGTCAAGTTAACCGTAACAATCCCCTCCCGTCGGCCAATGAATGCCTGTGAAAGCATTTCCTATGCTTTCAAATGAAAGGCAGTACGGTCATGCGCCTTTAACGGTCGGTTAACGTCTTCCCGGCATAGTTCCCTCGTTCACATGGAGGGGCCGAACATGGCGGTTCTTGTTTTTGGGTCACCGAAAGGTGGGGCCGGTAAATCAACGTCATCTGTCATTCTATCAACGTGCCTGGCGCAGCGTGGCGCTAAGGTCTGCATCATCGATACCGATGAAAGCCAAGCCTGTATCGACTGGAAAAACGGTAGCAATTCCAACGTTGCCGTGGTCTCGGCTCGCTCGGTCAGTGCACTACAGGATGAGGTCACCAAACAGGGAGAGGCTAACGATCTCGTCGTGATCGACCTTGAAGGTGCAGCAACCCGCCTCATGAGCCATGCCGTGATGCTGGCTGACCTTGTGTTGATCCCCATGCGCTCGGGCGGGCAGGATGCCAAACGGGCTTGGGACATGATCGATATGGTGAATGAAACGGAGACGGCTCTCAGGCGCCGACTACCTTACAAGGTCTTCCTGACATGCACGGGCGAGATCAAAAGCCGCTCCTATCGCAAGCTGGCGGCCGAGATCGAGAAGAAGGGAGTGCCCAGGCTGGCAACGGAACTCTACCAGCGGGCGCCGTTCAACGAGATCTTCATTGCCAACAAGTCCATTTACGAGATGGACAAGAGCAAGGTGAACGGGCTTCCGCAGGCTTTCGAGAATGCCGACCGGTTCACGGATGAGGTAACCGAGATCCTGAAAAGCCTTGTGGCGGGGAGGGCCGCAGCATGAGCGACGAGACCGACTTCTTCGGCGGACGCAAGACCAGGCGCGAAATCTCGCAGGAGATCCAACGGGAGGTGATCGAGCGGACGGACGACCGGTTCCCAGATCGGACGCCGCATCGGCTGCCCCCCAAGCGGAAGAGAGGCACAACCGAACCGCTTCACAACTTCACCATGCGCCTGGCCATGAGCGATGCGGAGCGGTTCATCCGGTATTGCGAGAGAGAGCGGCTGTCCTATCGTGAAGGCTTCGCGCGCCTCTTAGCCCATCTGGACTCTTGACGCCCCGCCGTCCGACTCCACTCTTAACGCCATGGCCTCCGTGACGCTGCGCCGGATCAATCCGGGCTTGAACATGCGCCGGTTTTATTCGCTGTCCGTCGAGCGGGATCTCTTCGGAGAGGTTTGCCTTGTGCGTGCCTGGGGCCGGATCGGAAAAGCGGGAAGGGTGGCCCTCGAACCGCATCCGACAGAGGAAGCCGCCGACAAGGAGATGCGGCGGGTCGTGTCGCTAAAGATCCGGAAAGGCTATCGTTCGTCCGTGTAAGCGAAGCGATCCCGGCGTTCGCTACGCTCACCCGGACGGTTGGGCCGGCTGACAAGAAGTCAGGCGCTGGCCTTGGCCTCAGATTTTGCCTTCATCTCGGCGTGTTCGGCCTCGGCCCATGCTTTGATGACCGGAAGAATATCTGCCTCAGAAGCGGCGTAGAGCCATTCGGTGCGGTAGTAGCCCCATGAGCACGTCCAGCCCCTCCCGAAGTAGTCGCGGTAGGGAGTGGCCGCCTGGATCAAGAACCCGCTGAGGTGGCCGATAGCGTCGCCTAGATCCTCAAACTCGGGCCACTCGTCGCCATCCTTGAACCGAGCCAGTTCCGGTAACTGCTTGTAGATCGGCGCATCGTCGCGCTCGGGCAGGTTCTCGCGGAACTCCTCAAGCGGATCACTCTCGCTGTCCACGGCAAAACCAGCGCCCGGTAGCCAGATTACAGACTCAAGCCGCACATCGAGGTCGGCCATTTCTTGGATGATTTCTCTAGCCTTCATAACGTTATCTCCCCTCTGGATTCGCGTAACATCACTTCCGACAAGAAGTCAGCGGCCCATCTGCTCTGGAGGCTTCGCACCTGTGTGGCTGAGGGCTTCACGGGCAAAATCCTCCGGACCGTAGTCTGCGCCGGTCCAGATCGTGGCGAGCGTGCCATCCAGCACTTGACGCGCCCACATTTCAGGCTTGGCGAACTCCTCCAGCGCCTTCCGCAGCCGCTCGATCTCGGCAGCCGCCTCGCGGATGGCTTCATAATCGAGGGGGCTATGTCGATACCCGTCCCGCAGCATATCTCGCAGCCGGTCCACGAGTGGTCGGGGTTTTTCTTCAGTGGTCTTATCCGTCATTTTCTATTCCTATCGTCCTTGCGAGGCGTGCTTACGGTCGTTTGGTCGTGCTCTGTCTTGGCCTCTTTGCCAGTAGACCGCTTAGGTTTCTTCGCTTGGGGCTTTGCCTTTAGAGCCGCGTCAAAGGCTTCATCGTGCGGGTATTGCAGGACCGCGACGGGACGGCTCCAGCGGCGTCGGTTGGGATCCATTTGGGCTCCTTCTCGTCGTTTGCTCACGGCAACAGTCCAGCCCTGCGCAACGAGGACAGAAGCCCGAAGCCGCGCCGGTAGAACTGCCGAAAGATGGTCCATCGCTCACGCATAAGTTGCTCCTGTTACACACGCAAAACGGGAAAGACGCCTTCAAACGATCCTTGGTACGTCACTTGTGGGTCTGTACAGCGCGGCTCATCCGCTCGATTTCTGTCTCAGCATCTTTAAGCCGGCGCTCTAAGGTGATGATGCGTTCCTCTAAGGAGGGCTTTGTCGGGCGCGAACAGTGACACTCCGCATGGTCGCCATGAATGGCCCTGTTCCAACAACCGGGCACGAGGAAGCGACCACCCGGAACGTCAGGGTCTTTGATCCATCTGCAAGCGCCCATAGGCTTTCCTTCACATTCCTATTTAGGAAGATCGTTCTTGCGGGTGTGTACAAACGAAGGTTTGACGGCGTGTTTCATTCGGCAGCCTCCAGGAGCTTCCGGCCCTCTGCCGCGAGAATGGCGCGGCCAATGAGTTCGGGGATCTGCGGGACTACGGCGTTCCCGAGCCCCTTAAGGCGGTCCACCCGAGCGGGAACCCCATGAGCCACTCGACCCACGTTGGGTTCAGAGCGCCACCAACCACTTGAGGAAGGCACTCGCCAGCTTTCGAGCCCGTGCGCTCCATCCTGCTCCGACCAGGCGCTTTCCAATCTCTCGCTACCGGCGTCGGCCACATCTTCACAGCCTGCGCAAGATCCACCTGCACTTTCTTGCCATTGTGATAGGCACTCCGCCCACGCCACTCGTTGACGTGTTTCACCGAGCGCCCCCCGTTCGGCAGTGTTGGGGTAGGCCACAAGCCAGAAGCGGTCTCGTCTGTGAGGGGCACCAACGGCGGCAGCCGGTATGCAGTGCCACTCCGCATCATACCCGAGCGCGGCCAAGTCTCCGAGAACTCTTCCAAGCCCTCGACCAAGCAATGCTGAGACGTTCTCCACGATGACGTAGCGTGGTCCCAACTCGCGAGTAAGTCGGGCGATCTCAGACCATAGGCCGCTGCGCTCGCCTTCAAGTCCAGCACCTTTGCCTGCGAGGCTGATGTCCTGGCAGGGGAAGCCCCCACAGATAACGTCAACTCCAATTCCGTCTGCCGCGAGGCGTTCTGCTGTAAGCGTTCTGACATCTTCATAAATCGGTGTGCTGGGCCAGTGCTTGGCGAGGATCTTGCGGGGGAAGGGTTCGATTTCGCAGAAGGCGGCCGTCTCGAAACCGCCGGTGCGCTCCAGCCCGAGGCTGAAGCCGCCGATGCCGGAAAAGAGATCTAGGACGCGCAGTTTCATTCCTGTTTCTCGCTTTATTCCCAGTTTCGCCGAACGGGATTTTTGTTAAGAACTCAGGACGCATCCCGGTAGAGCGACCGTCGTTCTGGCATTGGTTTGGATGGTTTCTTCTCAGCCTTTGGCGGGC